ACAGGTTTGATTTCCTATATCGCAACAGGAAACTTCTTTTTCTTTGGAATCCTTGGTTAGTCTAATGATCAAATCAATTTTTCCTAACATCGCATTCCTCTGTGTACTAGGTTACACAGCAACTAACGGACTACCGTTCGTATTTTCTTAAACACCCTATCGGAGACTCACAATGACACCTGAAGCAGAAAGATTTAATGGATGGGCAGCAATGCTCGGTTTCGTAGCAGCAGTAGGCGCTTACGTTACAACTGGACAAATCATCCCTGGAATTTTCTAGGATGAGAACCAACACACAATTCTCAGTCCCTGAGCAGAGCACACAGACCTCTGCCAAGGCAATCGCCATCGAACCACAAAAGGTTTGGGCAGAAACTTGGAACGGTAGAATAGCAATGATCGGTTTGGTCGCTGCTGCTTGTTCTGATTTGTTAACTGGGCATATGTTCTTCGGATTATTCTGATAGAATAAATACGTTCAACGAAACGTATAACTATGACACCGAACCCAGACCAGTTATGGGAGGATATGGAAAAACTCAATGCACTCTATCAAGAATTGTGTTGGGAACCCGACGACCATCTGGAGTTCGGTCTGGATGTAGTCAACTCTGAAAATGTAATCGTTATTAAAAAACGAAATGATTGAACTTCTCACGTATTATGTTATCGGTGGTGCTCTTATTATTGGACCACCTGCAGTCTTTCTCATCATTGCTATGATGGGTGCTATCCAAAATACGAAAGGTCGTATGGTTGGATACAAAGACCACAAAACTTATGGCGACATCTCATTTTACGAGAACGCACCAGTTGATCAAACGAAGTTTTATCTAGTTCTATCAAATGATTGAATGGATCTGTGCAACGTGCTCTTTCAATGAATCGAGAGCACTGCAGTACCTACAGCAGCGTCAAGGGATCAGAGATCCTCTGGCGCTTTCTGTTGTTATGGCAAACATCAAACAGGAATCAAAGTTTGTTCCTAATGTTTGTGAAGGTGGTGACCTTGTTGACTGGCAAGACTGTCATAAGGGAGGGTATGGTCTAATCCAATGGACATCTGAGTCACGCTATGCAGGACTTGGAATGTTCTGTGCTAAGTATGGATTGAATCCATCGTCTTTCGAGGGACAGTTGCGTTATATGTCGAACGAATATCAATTTCAACAGGCACTACTGACGTGGCAAATCCCTGGTCGTACCTACGCTGAATACCATCGTGCAGCATACAGATGGTTAGGTTGGGGAGTAGAAGGACCACGAAGCACTTATACATATAATTACCTGGATCGACTATCAAAAGTCTCCGCTGATGAAAAAGTTCAATCTTCAAGTTCAAATCAAAGACGAGTGGGTCACTTTGAGAAACTACTCGGGTTTATCGGAATTAAAGGGTAATTTCTATACAAAGGTTTGCGAAATGTCGAAACCTTATGTACCATATTATTGTAACGTTAGGATGGTTCCCGATGGTAACTAATGACTGGAGATACTCCGATGAAATGATGGAGTACAGAGCAACTCTATTGCAAAGATGTGTTAATTGGAAAGGAGAACTTACCAATAAACATTATGATTTTTGTGATTGGGTTATGAGCAGTGGGCAATATAAAAGACTGATGGAAGTTGAGCAAATTGATTCGGAACTGTTTACACACGAATTATCATCACTCTATCTGGAATACTATTATGACACCGAAATTACTAGCAAACAAAAAGATCGCCAAACGTCTGATTACTAATGCGATGAAGCACCCTGAGAACTATACTCAGGAAGAGATCAACTATGCTTTCGCAACTCTCCGTCATATCAAAGCGGAGAAGGCACAAAAAGAACTGGCACAAGGGGTTGACAAATCTTGAACATTCAATGTATTATACATAGTGTTGAATGTTACGGAATGTAAACAATTCCTCAACTATTACTGCTCCCCTTAAACCGAGACCTCTAGGGAGAATAAATTACGTCTCTCATACCTGCTGCTGAGGGTGCATCAGGAATATCTATCAGTGTTTCCCTGCACTATTACCTAACCCTTTTTTCAATGTCTATTTCAAGTCCAACTATTACACGCCAGCGTGGTGGTCTCCTCTCAGGATGGGACGAACTATGTAACTGGGTCACAAGCGTTGACAACCGCATCTATGTCGGTTGGTTCGGTGTCTTGATGATTCCTTGCTTACTTGCCGCTGCTACTTGTTTTGTAATCGCGTTCATCGCTGCTCCACCTGTGGACATCGATGGCATCAGAGAACCTGTTGCAGGATCTCTTATGTATGGTAACAACATCATTTCTGGTGCTGTTGTCCCTTCTTCAAACGCAATCGGTCTACACTTCTACCCAATCTGGGAAGCAGCATCACTCGATGAGTGGTTGTATAACGGTGGTCCTTTCCAACTCGTTGTATTCCACTTCCTAATCGGAATCACAGCATACTGTGGTCGTCAGTGGGAACTTTCATACCGTTTAGGTATGCGTCCTTGGATCTGTGTCGCTTATTCAGCACCAGTATCTGCAGCATTCGCTGTGTTCTTGGTGTATCCTTTCGGACAAGGTTCATTCTCAGATGCGATGCCTCTTGGTATCTCAGGTACTTTTAACTATATGTTCGTGTTCCAAGCAGAGCACAACATTCTTATGCACCCCTTCCATATGATGGGAGTAGCAGGTGTGTTTGGTGGTTCTTTATTCAGTGCAATGCACGGTTCACTAGTCACTTCATCTCTAATCAGAGAGACTACTGAGCAAGAATCTCAGAACTACGGTTACAAGTTCGGTCAAGAAGAAGAGACTTACAACATCGTTGCCGCTCACGGTTACTTTGGTCGTTTGATCTTCCAATATGCTTCATTCAACAACTCACGTTCACTTCACTTCTTCCTTGCTGCATTCCCTGTGGTCTGCATCTGGGCAACTGCAATGGGTGTGAGCACAATGGCATTCAACTTGAACGGATTCAACTTCAACCAGTCGGTTGTTGATGCATCTGGTAAAGTGATCCCAACTTGGGCAGATGTTCTTAACAGAGCAGGTCTTGGTATGGAAGTTATGCACGAGCGTAACGCTCACAACTTCCCACTAGATCTTGCTGCTGCTGATTCAACTCCTGTTGCTTTGATTGCACCTTCTATTGGTTGATACTATCAATTTAATATGATATTCAAGACCCCGAAAGGGGTCTTTTTTTATGGCATATAGATACTGTATGATCAAAAAAATTTGGGATGTCTGGAAGTATTCACTTGGGAGTTTCTCCGACGACAAAACAGAACGATATGATAACCACATTGTTCTTGTACGGACCATTCTATTTCTCAGTTATCTTATCACTAACTGTTTTATTATCAGCGGAGTCATTCGACATTGGAATCCACCCGAAGAAACTGCTACTAAATACCTAAAACGAGTACCTAACACAGACGTTGACTATACAAAACGACCATTGGTTTAGTAGAAATTGTGATCCTGAGGACTCTGGCGAACAGCAAGAAGCAGTCCAGTCTGGAGGGGGTGGTACTGGTGCGCCTGGGGGTGGTGCTTCTCCTAATACATTAGTGGGTGTTGTAGAACAACTTCTAGGTCAATGTTATGGTGACAGTGGTACTCTTCTACAAAAGAATTTTCCTACAGATCCTGAGTTACCGTTACCACCTCCTGTTCACATTCCGTGGGACCCTCTGTTATCACAGATTGTTGGTCTTGGACTGGGAGCACCTTTGACTCCTGATATATTATTTGTTCCTCCTACTGCAGATGATGAAGATAGTGGTAAGGTTTGTACCTCTCCACCAGGGACAACTAATGCATCTCCAATTACTGTAGAATGCGACAACGATAAGAACTTAGAACTTCAAGATTGTATTCAGAATCATCTTGATTGTTTCTTCAGACCCTTTGTTGGTGGTGCGTGGAAACCACCTCAGGCAGACTGTGATTCATTCGTTCCTAAAGCAACGTATGGTACAACCAATATGGTTTGTATCAGAAATTGTGTTACCGAAAGAGCACCTGTATTTGAAATGAGAAAAGGTATGGGTACTCCAGGGACTGCTATCTTCAATGGTGCCAACACTGTAACTGTTACTGGTAATACTTCTCAAACAATATCTTTTCATTTTGAGTGGGATGATAACCCTAGAACAGCAGGCACTGCTGTAGATAGTATTACTGTTAGTGGCACTACCTTTACTAGAGTTGGGGAGAAAGGAAAGCAGACAATAGCAATCACACTCGCACCTGGGGACCATAGTATTTCTTACTCAGGTCTATCTGGTTCTGGATATTCTGTTGACAATGATAAGAACTATGGTGACAACAAGTCGATTGCATTCAAAGACAATGATGGTAATGATGCCAACGCAAGGTTTTCTATCTTAGGTAATAATAATATTGGCAGAGATCATAGGTACAGTCTTTCAGACACACCTGATGCAGGTTATCAGCAGGTAGGTGTATCATTTTATGGCAACATAGTTCCATCAAGTACAGGACGTAGTATTTCAGTACATAGAACCTTCTCAGCATCTAGACAAGACACTCAGTTAGTATCTGATGTTGCAGGTGAGAGTAGTGACCTAGATGAAGGTGGTTACCAACCACGTGATGAGATTCTTTTCTATGGATATAGAGAGGCAGAAGATATGATCTCAGAACTGATGGAGGGTGAGAAACCTGCACCTCTACATCGGTACTATAGTTTTGAGGGTAATGATCATAAGTATTCAATTGAATCACTTGGTAATGTAGCGAGCGCACCAAATCTCAAGAATAATATATTCAGGTTTGAAACCCCCGCTGAGTCTGCACTTAAGATTCAACTTAACATACGACGTGGTGGTGCTTCCTATGAGAATACATTTGGATGGTATGTAACTAACGCAGACAATGAACCTATCTTTGGTCGTGTTCTAGTAGACAATGCTACTGATGCATCTGGTACTTTCCATAGAAAGATTCCTAGAGACGAGATCAATTCTTATATGCCTTGTAATCTTGGGTTCTTTATAATTTCTGATGGTAATAATGGTGGTGCATTTGATGGTCAAGACATTACATTCTCACCACATAATAATTCGCACGGTCCTGGATGGACTACTAATGAGAACAGTCATCCTAAACAAAACGGATATGTATTTTTCTCAGACAGGAGATTGAATCCAGATAAAAGGGATCAGACTAAGTGGCCAGATAATGTTTGGCAATATTGGGAAGACTTGTTCGATGGTGATGAGGACTATAATGATGTTCGTATATCATATAGAGTAGGGTATGGTGAAAGTGAATACTACTACGAAGGTATTGAATGTTATGTGTTCTCTGAACCTGCTCAACCAGTTATGGCAAACATCAACGTACAAGATGACTGTGAGAAGAAAGCATTTAGGAAGGGGTCATTTGGTGATGTGATGTTGGTCCGTACAGAATGTGGTTCCTATCACGAACATCCTAAGACAGGTGCTGACACGTGGGAGTGTGGTAAATGTAAAGGTGACTATGCAAATAGTATTAACAGAGTACAGAAAGTTAAGATTGCAAAATCTACAACACTAACGATCAGATCACACGGTGGTATGACTGCAGGTTATGGTGACTGTACTAAGTTTACTTGGTTACTTAAATTGAATGGTGATGTAATCTATCAAGAGAAATCACTAGTATCTGAATGGAAAACGATCGGTGCTGTCTTACATACTTTTGATGTACAGAAGGGAGACAACTTAGTATTTAAAATTAAATCAATCGACACAGGACACTACAACGGAAAAGCATCTCCTGCATTCGCAATCAGAGATGAATCGGAAGGTACATACGTCAATACTTGGACTGTCAATTTACTTACACAGTCACACAGTTATGGAACTGACAGTAAAGATCAAGCAGAGGGACAACCACAATCAGGTCCTGAGATTACAGAACCGTGTGGTCTACCTACTAGTGGTCAGTTATTTGTTTGGAATAATCACTTGGATGATGACCCAGATAAGGAAGATTATACAACTGTAATAACAAATAAGGTAGTGGATCAAGCAGCAAACGTTTATTTGGATCATCCTGATAGAGCATCACAGAGATGTAGGATCATTAATGGTAAAGATATTGCACTTAGATACGAAGATGGTGATGTAGGTTACGTTGATGTCGTCGCAAAGAACGGATTCTCAGTGAGACTCAAGTATCTTATTGAAGATAAAGACAGTTATTATGTCAGATGGTACCTTGATAGTGTTGAAGACTGGGGTAGTGGTGGTTTTAAAGTTAATGATGAGTTTGATTTACTCATTGATGATCAGGATGAGTATTTCAATACAGATGAAAATGGATTTGATGGTATTACTTGGTCTGGTCCTGAGTATTATAAGATAGGATTCAAAGTGACTGGTGTTAACTCTGATCAGTGTCCCGACCCTAATGAAAACCAAGGTAGGATTCAAGACATTGCTCTTGGTGCATATGGTGACATAACAACTCCTAGACAACCAGATGCGATTGTGGTAAACAATCAGAGCACTACAGGTAATGAGTATGCAGTTAATATGAATGAGGTCTTCCAGAGTTTCTTCTTGTATGAGAGTGGAACTGCAACATCATTCCATCAGTATTGGTTGGAACAAACCGCTGCAGGTAATGACGTAGTGTTTGCAACAGATTACTCTGATCAGAAAGGACTACGTTTCAGACTAAGGATAAGAGTTACACGTCAGGACAACTATGAGTCTGGTGATGCGTATAAGTTTGATAGATATGGATGGTTTGGTATGGTAAGAATCTCACAAGTATTCTCTTACGGTAAGAGATATGATGCAGATGATGTGCTTAATATTCAGTGGCCGCCTAAGCAATTGCAGGTTACTGATGGTGATGAACCAATGTCTCCTTACTTCCCTAGTCAAAAGAACCTACCTAAGAAAGTTCTTGTACGGGATGCTACCACCGCTAGATACAAACGTAATGCTAGAATGGCAATCTACCAATCAATGCACGACAAAACGAGCACGGTATGGTATAGTAATAGGACTGCTTATCAACCTACACAGGTGAGGCAGTTCAACATAATCATTAAAGATACCGACTAATGGATTACTGGGATAGACGCTTTATGAAATCTAAGATGGAGTTGGATGCTATTAAAGGAGCACTCAAGTCTGGAGATCAAGCGAAAGCGAAACAGAAACTTAAAAAGATTAGAAAGTTTTTTAGATCACCCTTGGGAGAGGTTGCAAGATTGGACCAAACCCTATATAATGTTACGAAACCGACACAGGAGGACACGATTGATGCCATCAACGAAGGATCAAAAGATTCGGGGGATGACACTGCTGATAGAGAGTCTGCACAAACCTGACTCTAAACTCAGAGCGTGTGCACACAACCAAGAATGTTACGATGAACTCTTAAATTATCGTGACGAATTAGTAGAGTATTGCCATACAAAATTGGGAGAAATCAATGCTCAATCTTGATCAATATTACCATTCTTATTTGGAGAATAAACAGAAAAAGTTCTGTATTGATGGGGTTTATGAGTCCGTAGTCTCCTATGGTTACCATTGTGATGGTAGCGACATAACTGGACACTATGTCTTGACAGATAACTACCGTTTAGTGTATGATCGTTCTGGGTTATTTCAATACAAGGAAAAGTGGTCGAGTGGTTGATGGCATTGGTCTTGAAAACCAACGATGTGAAGGCATCCGTGGGTTCGAATCCCACCTTTTCCGTTACACAATTAAACAATGTTGTGTATAAATAATCATTCGTGCCCGAATCGTATCGCATCACGAATCGTTCACACTATTAATTAAGGAGTTTTTTTAAATGATCAAATCTGCATTCGCTGCTCTTGCCGCTGCAACTGCTATTGCTGCCCCATCTGCGGTCCTTGCAGGACCCTACGTCAACGTGGAAACAAACGCTGGATGGACTGGTTCTAATTACACATCTGCAACCACAGATCTTCACGTGGGGTACGAGGGTGCCACAGGAAGCGCTTCATATTACGTTCAAGCGGGTCCATCTGTAATCGCTGTTGACGGTGCTGAGAGCAGCACTGAGTTCTCAGGTAAGGCAGGTCTTGGACTGTCTGTTTCAGAAGCAGTTGGAGTATATGGTGAAATCTCATTCCTAACAGATGAGGTTGCTGACACTGGTTATGGTGGTAAATTAGGAGTTAAGTACGCTTTCTAAGTTTTTCATACCATAATAGATACTAGGGAGCATAGTGCTCCCTTTTTTATTCTCTAATGACAATGCCTAACACTACTATTATCTACACTCGTGACGGTTGCCCTTTCTGTGTTAAGATTAAGAAACTATACGAGATGAAAGGATGGAAATTCCAAGAACAAAAACTTGATGTCAACTTCACACGTCCACAATTCTGGGAAGAGTTTGGTCGTACTGCTACGTTCCCACAATTAATCGTTGATGGTAAAAGGACTGGTGGGTGTAACGAAACACTCACACAGTTTAGATCCCAGGGTCTTCTATAAATAACCTTAGCGTTATAGGAGGTCTCTAACTTGCACCCTTTGTTCACCTTACTTGGAGAGACCGATGGAAACAGCATTATATGTCTTCGCAATCATAGGATCATTCCTAATTGGAGGACTGGTAACTTGGACAGCGAAAGACTACATTGATGCATACATTGATAACGCTGCTTACGCAAAGTCAATTACGCATCCTGAGATGCTGGATGAGGAAGGCAATGTAGATCAGACTGAACTGCTCTACTTGCGATTCACAGAGAACGATGATATACTTGATGTTGAAGACGACGACTAAGTTATGATCCTGGTCGATATGAATCAGGTAATGATCGCTAACCTTATGGTTAGTTTGTCACTATCTGATGAACTACAAGAAGGACTGGTTCGCCATATGATCCTTAACTCGTTGCGTAATTACAGGCACGAGTTTCGGAAAGAGTATGGTGAGTTAGTCCTTTGCTATGACAGTAAACACTACTGGAGACGCGAATACTATCCGTACTATAAAGGTACGAGAAAGAAAGACCGAGAGAAGTCCAAGCACAATTGGAACAACATCTTCGATCTACTGAACAAACTTAAGGATGAGTTTCGAGAGTCACTCCCCTATAAAGTTGTTGAGGTTGATGGAGCAGAAGCAGATGACATCATCGCAATCCTTGTTAAAGACCAAGGTCTTAAGAACATACGATTGCAAAACAATATGCAACCTGCTCAGAAAGTTTTGATCCTATCTGGTGATAAAGATTTCATTCAACTACAACGCTTTAGGTTTGTTACTCAGTACAATCCTTGCCTCAAGAAATATGTGAACGGTGTAGACCCTCTCATCTATATCTCTGAGCACATCCTCAAAGGCGATAGGAGCGACGGAATCCCCAACATCCTATCAGACGACTCCTGCCTTACAGAAGGACGCAGACAGCGCCCTCTGGCACGTAAGAAGATCGATGTCTGGGTACAGAACTTAGACTACATCCCTGAGGAAAACAAAAAGAACTACGAAAGAAACAAAACTCTGATAGACTTTTCTTGTATCCCAAAAGAGGTTGAAGAAAAGATTATAGATACCTATGAGAGTTTTAATCCTCCTGCACGTAAGTACGTGTGGAAGTATCTTGTAGACAACGAACTAAATGATTTGCTCCAACAAATAGGAGACTTTTAACTATGGCATTTAAACTTATGATTTCTGAAATTCTGCAGAAAGCACACAACGCTAAAACAAAAGCAGAGAAGGTGAAAATCCTTCAAGAAAATAATTCACAGTCACTCAGGTCACTGTTCATCTGGAACTTTGACGAGACTGTAGAGTCCATCGTACCAGAAGGTGAAGTACCTTACCGAGAAAACGATGCACCCCAAGGAACAGAGCATACACTTCTAGAGAAAGAAGGACGTAAGTTTTATTACTTCATCAAGGGTGGTGCAGAAAACATCAACAAGATGACACGTGAGAATATGTTTATTCAAATGTGTGAAGGGTTGCATAAAGATGAAGCAGAAGTTCTTTGTCTTGTAAAAGATAAGAAGTTGCACAAGAAGTTTCGTATCACAAAGAATGTTGTGAGTGAAGCGTTTCCAACTATCAATTGGGGTGGTCGGAGTCAGAACGCTTAATGAAAATACTTAAAGAGAGTGTGCCACTAGAAGCAGGTAACGATCGGACGCTTCCAAACAACTCGTATCTTGTTACTTATCTTGACGAGAACGACAATCCCCTCTATGATATAGCGATGGGTGATACAGGTAGAATCTTTGATCACTACTACGATAAGTATAAGAAGAAGTTTCAAAGGTTTGAACAAACCCAAGGACGCATCTCCCCTAAATTATGGAATCCAAACCCTCAACCTCCTGGCAAGAAAAAATGACATACATCAGGGGTCTTAACAAAGAAGACTCTGATGATGCCAAGAAAGAATATGAAGTCACTCCCGAACAAGTCGGGAAGTTCATTGGAGTTTTCCTCCTTGGACCGCTACTTCTGATGGTGTGTTGGAATGGTTTAATGCCGTACCTCTTTGGATTAAAGGCACTAAATTATCTACACGCATTTTATATGATTGTACTAACTAGGTTTATTACTAATGCCGACTGACCCTACGAAGGTATGCTTAGTCTCCGTCACACCTGATGCTGAAAAGACTATTGGATACATCGCTCGTGTGAGCAACCCTAAAAATCAAGACAACCCTAAAATTTCTGGGTTGTTGAGTTACTGCATCAAGCACGGACACTGGTCTGTATTTGAGCAAGCAAGTATGACTCTTGAGATTACGACGACCAGAGCAATCGCTGCCCAAATTCTGAGGCACAGGTCGTTTACATTTCAAGAGTTTTCTCAACGCTATGCAGACGCATCACAGATTGAAAATGAAATCCCTTTGTTTGCATTACGCAGACAGGATACAAAGAACAGACAAAATTCCATCGATGATATTGATGATTTCACTAGGCAAAAGTATGAGATTCTAGTCCGTAAACATTTTGATGAGTCGATGGATCTGTATAAGCAAATGGTTACAGATGGTATTGCAAAAGAGTCAGCAAGATTTGTGCTACCTCTTGCCACACCAACTCGTTTGTATATGACAGGCAATCTTCGCAACTGGATTCATTACATTGAACTACGTGAGAAGAATGGTACGCAACTAGAACATAAAAAGATTGCTGACACCGTGAAGAATCACTTCATCTGTCAGTTCCCTATTATTTCTGCTGCTCTTGACTGGTGTCCTGATGAGGATTGCAACTGTGTTGACGAGAGTTACTGGAATGATCTACAACCTTGTCTCCGTATTGATTAATGAACACACAAGCAATGTCAGCACAAATTGGTGCTATTGATTTATCGGACATAGAAGAACAGAGAAATCGGATTCCCGATTTAGAAAAAAAGGAAATGAATCTTTTATCTGATGCATTGAAGGTTGAACTTAAACAACTTATCAATGAGGTCTT